TACTCGATCTTGGTCATGCGCTTTGACCCCTCGTCAAATCTGGCCTGAATGCCTTCATAGCGATGGGCGCAAATTTGTTCGTGCGTGGTCAATCTCGCCTCCGTTGCGTCAATCTGATCCGCCATGACCTACCTCAAGGGGCAACGGGCCAGTCAACAGCCCAAGGAAACCCAGATTGCGTGGTGATGTCGCGCAGGGCTTGGCGGTAAGTAGCCCATGCGGCCCTATCAACTGGCGCATCCGCTACCTGAGTCCAGTCGCTGGACGAAAGTAGATTGTCGCGGTATCCACGAACATTGGCTGCAGCCTTGTCTTGCGGCAACTGCTCAGAAATCCAAGTGCGCGTCCAAACGCCATTAACTTGCTGCACAGATTGCGTGCAGTGATGTGTTTTTCCATCCACCTTGGGCATTTCAGTGTCCACCACTCGGCGCATATTGAATGCAGCCAAAGAGATGGTATTGGGCGAAGATGGAAACGAGGTGTCTGGATTGTCTCTGCGCAGGTCACCCATTGAATACGGAAATTTAACAACCGTATCATTCACAATTTTTGCGTACATGATTTTCCCTTATACAAAATCGTAAGACCAAACGGCGTCAGACTCAACTCCACTTATATACATTTTCAACCCATCTGATTTGAAAAAAATCGCCCGTGGTTGCGTATCTTGCGCTTCCAAGCTGAAGTTCTGCAAGTAATCAACTGCTGAAAGGCTCCAAGCAGTGGGAATATCATACTCATTCACATTGTCTGAGCCCTGACCCGTTACATACATCTTTAACCCATCTGATCTAAAGAAAATACCCTGAGGAAGTGTTTCCTGTGCAGACACAGAGTAACTCTGAACCCAATTGGCTGTTGAGATCTCCCAAGCAGTTGACAAGTTGTATTCTTGAACGGCATCTGAGACCTGACCCGTTACGTACATCTTTGTGCCATCGGGCTTGAAAAACACTCCTGTCGGAGCAGATTCCTGCCCACTCACAGCATATGCTTGGTCATATGTAAGAGAGGCTATGTCCCAAGCAACGTTTAGCTGATACTGCAATATACGACCATTTGTCAGATCAGCAACATACATCTCTGTGCCGTCAGGCTTGAAGAAAACGCCCCTTGCATCTGGAGTCTGTCCACCTACAGAAAACGTGTTAACTACTGATGCAGTCGAAATATCCCAAGCCGTAGAAAGGGAGTAGCTTATGAGATTGTCGTTTATAGTGTCTATAAGATACATGATCAACCCATCAGGCTTGAAAAACAAACCACTAGGTTCGGTTGCTTGCGCAGCCACGCTGTAGTAATCAGTGGTGGGGTAAATAAAAGTTGCGCCACTTAAATCCCACGCAATGTCGAACCTGTAGACGGTGTCGTTCGATGTTCCAAGAAAATAAATTTTAGAGCCATCTGGAGATGTGTAAAGACCCGATGGCAAAGAGTCTTGGGTAGACACACTAATACTGGCAATACGGGTCGCAGTATCAACATCCCAAGCGTTTGACAAGCGGTATTGATATATGTTGTCCAAGTCCGAACCGATAATCATCATCAAATACCCAGATGCATCAAAAGACAATCCAGTGGGGACAAGTTCATCAGCAGCTACAGAGAAACTTGTGATAGAGCTGGCTGTTGAAATGTTCCAAGCAGTTGAGAGTCCATACTCAATTACGGCGTCAATGACGGAATCAACAACGTACATCTTCGTGCCGTCGGGTTTGAAAGACAACCCCTCGGGTGATGTACTTAACGACGAAATGTTCAAGCTCTGCAATAAACTTGCTGTTGAAATGTTCCAAGCGGTGGAAAGGTTGTATTCGTAAACCGAGTCAGTGGAAGCGCCTAAAACGTACATTTTTAAGCCGTCGGGCTTGAAAAAGACATCTCTCGGCGATCCATCCAATAATAGGAAGTTCCGAATGTAACTAGCTGTTGAAATGTCCCAAGCAACGGAGAGATCATATTCGTTGACGTCATCACCGGAGGTTCCAGTGATGTACATCTTCAATCCGTCGGGTTTAAGAAAAACACCTGTGGGGGCGGTTTCTTGCGAAGACACACTAAAACTTCCCACGTTGCTTGCCTCAGATAAGATCACAAAATCGTAAGACGCCAAAAGATTATTACCAATGACAAACATTTTTGTGCCATCTGGCTTGAAAAAAACACCTGTTGGATTGTTAATCTGCGCGAACACGCTAAAGTTTTTTACATAACTAGCAGATGCGACATTCCAAGCGGAAGAGAGGCTAAATTCGTTTACGTCGTCGCCAGAGGTTCCAATAACGTACATCGTTGTTCCGTCCGGCTTGAAGAACAATCCAGAGGGGGTGGTTTCAAAAGCGGAAAAAGAGAAACTTTGAAAGTAGGTAGCTGACCCAATGTTCCAAGCGGACGGGAGGTCATATTCATTTACATCGTCCCCGCTACTTCCAACGATGTACATCTTCGCACCATCAGGCTTAAAGAAAAGGCCAGTGGGAACGGTTTCTTGTGCGCCTATGCCTATGTCTTGGGCGAAAACTGCTGTTGAAATGTTCCAAGCAGTTGAGAGGTTGTACTCGTAAATCCTATCGTTAGTGCTACCGACAAAATACATCTTTAAGCCGTCCGGTTTAAAGAAGAGGCCGGAGGGGGTGGCGTCCCGCGCAGCTACACTAAAGCTCTGCAGGAAACTAGCAGTCGAAATATCCCAAGCAACGGCGAGGTCGTATTCATTTACATCATCGCCAACGTTTCCAAGAATGTACATCTTCGTACCATCAGGTTTGAAAAACACGTCTGTGGCACTGGTTTCTTGATCCCGAAAAGAAATTCGGTTGTTTGGAAGGCCCTCAAATACAGCATTCGCCAAATCCCAAGCAGGACTGATTGCAGCAGCAGTGGCGCTTCTGATTTTAGTAGCCAACATTACGCATCTCCCACACGGGCACCGTACAGAACTGTGCTGACCTTCCACAACTGCACTACGGTGTAACCCGTAGTGTTTAGCACGGGCGCAGTGCCGCCATCGGTTTTCCATGTCACACTCGGCCATGTGATGGCGTAAGCTGAACCATCATCAATCATCAGCGTCATAGACTGCCCAGATCCGAATCCTGTTGCCGTGGGACTACGACTAGCCCCCAAAGTCCACAACTGCACAGTGCCGTTCGATGGGTCAAGATCAACAGAGCCACCGTCGGTGATGGTGAAGACCTCTTCGGTGTAATCGCCATCAAAAACCATGTTTGTCAAGGTTTTGTTGGTCAATGTTTGTGCATCAGTAGTGCCAACCAAAGCCCCCGATGGAGCCGTAAGGGATGTGGTCCATGCAGTACCCGTTGAGACAGCAACACCAGCACCGGGGTAAACCTGAGCTGCTGGCGCTGAGGACTGCCAAGTCGTACCGTTGGACGTCAAGACGTTGCCGGTCGAACCGGGTGCGACCACCTGAGGAGCACCGGTTCCGTTGCCGAGCAGGACATTGTTGGCGGTCAAGTTCGCACTCTTGACCAACTTGCCGGTAGTGCCATCGAAAGCCACCAAAGCGTTGTTTGTGGCAGATCCGGGGCCAACCACATCACCAGCAGCGCCAGCGGAAGACGCCAGCAGCTTGACGGTGCCAGCCGAGTTCTTGAAGTACAGCTTCTCGTCCAACGTGTTGATGGCAAGTTCGCCATCAGCCAAGTTGCCAGCCGAAGGGGCCGCAGCCGCTGTGGCTGTGCGGTAGAGTTGAATGGGGGTAAAACCTGTTGCAGCCATTAGAAGGTGCCTCCGTTGATGCTCGCGGTCAGTGCGTTGGTGAATGGATTGTAAGTAATGCCTGCGTCAACTCCAAGCGCTTGATTGCCCGTTGTAGACGCTGCCACGAAGGGAATGAAGAAGTCGGCGTTTGTGCTCGTTGCTGTCGTAGCAACGTTTGTTGCGTTCGTGGCTGTGGTGGCCGATGTGGCTGTCGCAGCGTTCCCGCCAATCGACAAGCCCGAGGCTGTGCCAGTCAAACCTGTTCCGGGGCCATCGAACTGGGTTGTCGCTGTAACCGTTGTTCCTCGAACCGTGTCCGCAGTCGTCGCTCCGACAGTTGCCCCGTTAATCGCTCCGCCAGTGATCGCCACAGCGTTGGCGTTCTGGGTTGACATTGTCCCAAGACCGCTCACCTGAGTATTGGCGATGGCAATTGTGGCGTTCGCGGCAGCAGTCAGTTGGCCTTGAGCGTTGACAGAGAACGTCGCCACCGAGCTTGCAGAGCCGTAGGAGCCAGAAGTAACGGCGGTGTTGGTGATGCTGAACTGGGTTCCCGAGAGCGTCAGACCCGTCCCTGCGGAGTAAATCTGCGAGGAGGAGATCTGGGCGAACGTGATGTTGGTCGTGCCAAACGTGATCACGCCGGAGGTGTTGCAGGTGTAGGTCTCACCCGCCCCTGTCGTGCCTTGCTGGACGAAAACAGTAGAGCCTTCGCTCAAGCCGTTTGCGCTGTTGATGATGTAGGTATCCGCATCAGACGCACGGGTCAAAACCCAGTTGGTCGAGCCAGATCCCACGCTCGTGACCACGTAGATGCCGTTTTGCGTCTGGTTGGTCTGCTGGTACACCAGCACACGGTCGTTGACAGAAAGAGTCACGCCGTCAATCACCAGAGCAACCTGAGTCCCTGCGTTGGTCAGCGTAGCACCCACACCAGCAGTGCCGTTGTTGTACGTTGCGTTCAGGTTGAT